ATGCGCAGCGCCAACCTGGTCGAGATCAACTTCGACGGCCTGATCGGTCCCAGTCACAATTACGCAGGGCTGAGCCCCGGCAATCTGGCCGCGACCCGTAATGCGGGCGCTGTCGCACGGCCCCGCGCCGCCGCGCTGCAGGGAATCGCGAAGATGCGCGCGAACCTCGACCTCGGGTTGGTGCAGGGGATCCTCCTCCCCCACCCCCGCCCCGATCATCGCTGGCTCGATTCGCTCGAGACCCGGTATGCGGACGCACCAAGGCATCTGCAGGCGCAGGCGATGTCGGCCTCGGCGATGTGGGCGGCCAATGCCGCGACCGTATCGCCCGCCCCTGATACCGCGGACGGGCGCTGCCACCTGAGCGTCGCGAACCTCGGCACGATGCCGCACCGCAGCCACGAATGGCCAGCAACGCTCGCGCAGCTGCGTATCGCCTTCGCCGACCCGGCCTTTGCGGTGCACCCGCCCGTCCCGCTGCCGTTCGGCGACGAGGGCGCGGCAAACCACATGCGATTGTGCGAAGCCCACGGCGCACCGGGCGTCGAGATCTTCGTCTATGGCGAAGCCGGCGGCCCGTTCCCCGCGCGTCAGCACCGCGAGGCCAGCGAGGCGATCGCGCGCCGGCACGGGCTCGACCCCGCGCGGACCCTGTTCGTCCGCCAGTCGGATGCGGCGATCGCGGCAGGCGCGTTCCACAACGACGTGGTCGCCGTTGCGAACGAAACCGTTTTGTTCACGCACGAGCAGGCCTTTGCCGACGCCGACCGCTTCTATGAAGATTTGCGACGGCTGATGCCCTCGGTCGAGATCGTCGAGGTGCCCAGCGCCCGCGTCAGCCTCGAAGATGCAGTCAGCTCCTATCTGTTCAACGCGCAGCTCGTCTCGCGCGCCGCGGGCATGACACTGATCCTGCCCGAGGAAGCGCGCAGCAACGCACCGGTCTGGCGCTGGCTGGGCGAGCATGTCGCGGGCAACGGACCGATCCGCGCGCTCGAGATCGTCGACGTCCGCGAATCGATGGCCAATGGCGGCGGCCCCGCCTGCCTGCGCCTGCGGGTCGTCGCCGATCCCCGGACGGTTGATCCCCGCTTCCTCGTCGATCACGCCAGCCTCGACGGTATCGCCGGCCTCGTCACCGAGCACTGGCCCGAGACGATCGACGCGAATGCGATTGGCGACGCGGCGCTCGTCGCTCGGATCGAGGCAGCGCATCGTGCCTTGCTCGAGGCCCTCGACCTTGTCGGGTTAATTGACAGATAACCCGAGATGGCGGAATTGCGTGAGTCGCGAGCAGAGTTTTCCACTGTTTGTAAGGTCACGTTTCGTTCAGCCGACGGATCTCGGCCAATAGCTCGGCCGATCGCTCGAACCATTCGCCCCTGATGCGCTGCTTGCGGAAGCGGTCATGATAGGCCTTCTCCTCGTCGACGCCGCCTGGCGTGGTCGCCAAGATCATGAGCGGTATCGGCGAGCCTGACTGGAGTTGGCGCAGGCGCACCTTCGGCCTGATGGCGCGTCCGATTTTGATCGCGCCGATGTCGCTACCGATGAAATATATCATCGAGGCGCCCACCGACCATTCCGGGGTCTTTCGAACTCTGGGGTGAAGCGCGTTCAGGCGGGCCAGTTCTGGCGAGAACTCGGGGCTATCGATGTCTGGTAGCGGTATGTAGATCGGCCGCCCTGAGGCGCTCCGGTTGGGCGGGCAAAAGTAATAATAGACGCGGCCCTTTGCGGTCTTTCGCGAGACATAAGCTGGCGCTCGTCTCATTTCCCAGCGACCTCCCACCGCGCAAGGGCGGCATCGGCAAGCGTCGACTGGTTGCGCTGTCGAGCGTAATGCTCGACCATCTGCAGCGATTGGCCGCTGACCGATGCGGTCTCGGCGGTTGAGCATCCGGCCTCGAGCAGCGCGATCACGGCGTTTTTGCGCAGGCCGTGCGGTACGCTGGGAGCGCCGGCAGCGGCCGAGAAAGCCTTAAGCATCTTGCGAGCGTTGTCGTCCCGCAGCGGCGCGCCGCGCGGCGTCCGGCATATCGCGCCCTCCACCCGCTCGTGCTTCGCAAGCTCCGCGCTCAGCGCGCTATGGACCGGGATGCTTAGCCGCTTCTTCGTCTTGTCTTGGCGGACCTCGACGCGATCGGTAGCAACATCCGACCAGGTCATTCTAAGCACGTCGCCGAGGCGCTGCGCGGTGTAGTAGAGCAGATGCGCGAGCAGGCGCACCGTGGGGTCTTCAGCGGCGAGAACCGCGCGCAGCACATGCTGCGGCCAAGGCTCGTGCTCGCCCCCCTCCATCATCATGATTCCATCGCACGGGTTCTTTGCTATGTGTTCGCGATCGACAGCCCAGGCGAACAGCGCGCCGCTCGTCCTCAGAAATGCGTTTGCGGCGCCCGGCGTTGCGGCCATCTTGTCCAGCACCGTCCGCATGTCGCCGCGGGTTATCCCGTTGACCGGGGCGGTCGGCAGCGCGCGTTCGAGGCGGCGAAGGTAGATGTCGTACAGCTTGCGCGACGACGGTGCCAACGCGCCGTAGGCGGCCCCGCGCTGGTACATGTCGACGAGAACCGGGACCGTGACGAGGATCGCCTTCGTCTTCCGGTTGCGGTGGCCCATCAGCGCCGCGTAGCTGCCCCCGAACTCCATTGACCGCAGCGGCGGCAGGCGCGTCATCAGCCGCTTGCCATCGACCACTTTGCCGGTGTCGAAATACAGGTACTCTCGGCCCTTCGACCGAACCCGCTTCACATATTTAGGCAGGTCATGCGGCAAGGCCCGGCTGATCCTTCCGCCAGTCGTTGACCCCACCCGACATCTCGTCGAGGCTCGCGTCGAGTGCGGCGCGATCCCAACGCGGCCCGCCCGACATCGCAACCGACCCCGGCAGCCGGCCGGCGAACACCTCCGCGTCGAACTGCTGCGGCGTAAGCTCGCAGTATTTCGCGGCGTTCGCCCGCTTGAGCATGCGCGGCCAATACGGAGCTGCGCTCATCGGTTCTGTCCTTCCTGATCTGTGAATTGAGCTTTCACGGCGAGACCAGCGGTTGCGGGACCCAGCGGCGAGGGTTTTTGGGTGGCAGGAAAGAGGCCCGCCCTCCGGGGCGATAAGCGCACCATGTCAACTGCACGCGCTGAGGCGCAGCGTGCTACGGTGCTGAGTGTTCATGGGCGCAATATGCCGTCTTCGATCCTTCATAAGATCAATGGCATAGTGGCGCCGGAGTGGTATGATGACCGGGCGCGGGACGTTTTTAGGAATGCAATAAATGGACTTCCCGTGGACCGAGGCCGCAACATTGGTGCGGATGCCAGCAGCGCAAAAAGACGACGAAGGAAACGAGCTTTTGTTCGAGGGGTCGTTGCTATTAATGGCCCAAAAGGTTCGGGCTATGAAACCGATTGACCGGCGCCATCTAAAAATCTCCCTTCCTGATAGAATTGTGCGACCGCACACCTTCAAAGACGGATCGCTCGCCGCTCTGATTGACGACATTCCCGTGGTGGGGTGACAATGTGCGCTCTCGATTGGCGCAACGTCGATTTGATTAAACGCATTTGAAGTGCCTCGCGAGCCGTCACATGAGCCTAGCCTGTCCGGCCATCCAGCAAGACTAGTCTCGAGGTCGCCATGTTTTCTTTGATTGCACTGTAGCTGGAATATCGCAGGACGGAGGCGCGAGGTGTTACAGCTCGTGTCGTATCCGTGACTAAAGCAGTTATCGCTGCCAATGATCGCGGTGCGTCGCAAACGGCTGCGGACGCAGCGTAACGCTCGACGCACGCTGACGCGGCTGTTCCGCTGCGCTAGAGCCGCTCCTTGGACGACCAGAGAGGCACTACCATGGCAGCGACGATCATAACTCCCAGCGGCACTGGTGCGATGGAGGCCGGGCTCGTACTTGACGAGGAAGGCAGCCGGTTCGTCGTCCTGACGTTCAAAGAGCCACAGGGCGAACCGACGCTCGTCACGTTTACAGTTCCGGTTTTTCAGAACTACGTCGAGCATCTGGTTCGAACGGCCAAGGCCGCTAACGAGGATGCCAACTGGGGCATTCCGGGCTGAGTATCTCCGCCACAGTATCGTGCCGCGATCTTTTCGAAACAGTGTGACGGTACGGCGGCCTGCAACGGCCTTCGCAGTACGTTTATTATTCTCCGGGCCCACGCTGCCAGTATTTGCTGCTCGATCGCCGCATTCTCGGCTCTCACCGGCGACGCTACTCGGGATCAGCGCGCGCGCGGTGCGGATGCTGCCCTCGAGCACGGCCTGGGCCACGTCGTTCGTTCTTTCGGCAACATCAGCCACAGGAAACTCTCCGATCAATGCTGCGCAGCTGGGCGCGGATGGTGGTCAGGGCGGCGCTGCGCTCGGCGGATGGCGGTTGCTGCATGATGCGGTCGCGGCGGCCGAAAACTTCGGCTTGGTCGAGCACGCGCTGGCTCTCGCGGGGCCCGGCTGAGTTGCGGCCGATCTGGCTGTGCATCTTCACGCCCGATCACATCGTCTTGATGAGTTCGAGCGCCTGCGCTTCCGCGAAGCCCTCAGCGACATAGGCAAGGAACATCGTGCGGCGGGCGTGCGCGATATGTGAGGCCGCAGCCGCAACGCCCTGCCAGATCTGGACCTGTGCTTTGACCGCCTCGGGCCAGTCGGTACGCGGGACGTCAGAGCGCATGGGTTCGGCAGCCATGGAGGGACCTTTCGCAGAGGTTAAGCGGCGAGCGAGGGGCTTCATGCGGCGCTTACGGAATGGGTTGGCTGCGGCCCGGCCTCAACGGACGGCAGCTTGGGAACGGACGTCCTGAGGGGCAGGACCGAGGCAGTCGGGGAGAGGGGCACGAAGCCGGGCCGATCGTTGCCGCGCAGGGCGGTCATGATCTGGGGCCAGCGGTGATAGAGAGATTCGACGAAGATGACGGCCGCGATGATCGCGATCGCGCCGAGGCATGCCAAGCCGGCGCCGTACATGAGGAGGTTGCAGGTCACGGGCGATCTCCAAGGGTGAGGATGGCGATCATCAGGTCGATCAGGATCTCCGCAGAGACGACGTCCATCAGATCGGGGATTGGGGGAAAAGGTGCGTGCGTGGCCGCGCCAGCGGGATCGAGGTAGCTCACTGCCCCTGCCCTTCGGCCGCGGCGCGGATCGCCTGCCCCCATGCGTGGCTGGAAACCTGCGGATCGATCGGCTTAGCGACGTCGTAAGGCGCGCCCTTCTCGATGATCGCGGGATGCACGATGCCGACCTTGCGCTGCTCGACGGCCTGGCGCTTCAAGGTGCCGGGTACCCATGCGGGCTTACGGGGCGCCCTTAGCCGGCACACGCCGGGGATCTGGACCGTCCGACCAGCTGCCAGTGACGACAGGACGGCACCAAACACGCGTTCGGCCATGTCCTGCGCATCATCGGCAGCAATCCCCGATTCTGCGATGGCGGCGATGATGTGCTTATCGACCACGAACGATGTCCATCCACTGGATTGCCCCTGCGGGCGTGATCACTTGGGCGCGCTTTCCGTCGTGCTTGAGCCTGAGCCGCGGCAGGACGAGCTCGACGGCCTTGGGCGGCATGGTCCAATCGTCAGGGTTTTCCCGCGGGCGACGAAGAACAGTGGCGGTCGGCACCGAGACCGGATCCCGCCCCTCCTTCATGAGTGCGCCAATCTGCTGGACCGTCCAGCGCGAGGTCGGATGCGGGGTGCCCTGCCACAGCGACGAGGGGGTGATGGCCTGCGTCATGCGGCGCTCAAATCGATATGACGAGTGATCGCCTGCGCAGCCGAGACGCGGACAGCGAGGGTCCGCATGCGAAATTCCGTCTCGACCTTGTCGGCCTCTGCCTCGACGCGGTCGCGCTTGGCGAGTTCGCCCATGTCGCGCACCATCGCCTTGATCATCGCAGGGGTCGGCTTGCGACGGTTGCGGGCATGGAGGATCCACGCGACTTCCGTGACCAGCAGCAGTGCGCGCGCGCCGAGGTGGTGGTCCTCGGGCACAAGCTGCAGCTTCTCAGCCTTGCCCCGCAGGTTCGCCCACAGCTCGGCGCGCTCGTGCTTGATCGCGGCGAAGTGCTTGTACCGATCGACTGCGGCCGTCAGCATCTGCTGGTCGAGCGTGCGCAAGCGCTGCGCGACATAGCGGAACTCGGTGATTGCGGAATCAAGGTCCGGATCGTGCGTCATGCCCGGGCCCGTCATGCTGCGATGCCCAGTGCGCGCTCAGCCTGCACCGTCAGGATCTCTGACTTGACCGGGCTGGCCTGAGTGAACTCGGCGATAAGGCGTTCGTAATCGATGCCAGCCCAGAACGATCGCTCACCCATGGAGTGCTGCGCGTCGGCGCGCGGCCCCCTGTGACAAGCCGCGCAGAGGCTTACAGTGCGCCAGTCATCCGGCTTCTGCCCCATGCCCGCATTGGACCCGATGCGAACGTGCGCGGCCTCAACCGACTTCATCGAACCGCATTTGCAGCAAGCAAAGCCGGCTACGAACGTCCGGTGGCGCTTCGACATCCAGCGGCTTGCGCGCTTGGCCTTCTTCGGGATTCGAGCGGGCAAGGTCATTACGCGACCACCCGGCAAGCTACGATGTCAGACTTGGCCCCCTGATGGATCCAGCAGTCGCTGTAGACATGCGCCGGAACGCCGATGGCGGGGTTCGCCAGCTCCGCTGTTTCGCGGTCACGATCGAACCGAAACTGCACATGGACACGTGCAAGATCCGAGACAGGGCACCCTGCCCCATCGCACTCGATCCAATCTGTGGAAGCCTGCTCGGCCACGATCGTCTCCCAACAAGCCGGGATGGCCTGTTGGGCTACATATGTGCGACTAGTTCGTACACGTCAACGATTTTTTCGCACACTTAGATGTTTCGATAGCGCCTCGTTCCGAAGCCTGGCGGCGCTAAATCTTGTTTCGCGGAGGCGACGACCCCCACCACGCGTATCTCGTCGTCGGTGAACATGCCTTCGTCCGGCTTTCCGATTGGGATCATGTCCTGAAACTCGGCCTCCGTGCTCTCACAGCGCAAAACCCACTTATCATCGACCATGTCGAGCCGCTTGCAGGTCAATTCTACAAGGTCGTGGGCGTTTCGCGCGACTATCACAAGCGTGCCAGGAACGGCCCTGATGCCGCCCTTCCCGATCCGGTAGCACTCAAGGTCCGATCCCGGGAGGATCGTCTTATTCATAGAGAGCCCTTCCATCCGAAGACCGAAGCGATCGGCGCCGGGCCGCACGGACGGGCCAAACTTAACGTCGTACCGTTCAGCGGCACTCCAGTCTGACTGCTCTCGCCATATACCGGCCTGCACAGACCCGGTGACGGATACCCACTCTTCATCGTCAACTGTTGGCGGCGACGCTGGCGCAGCTGTTCGGAATTGTTCCGTCAGCTCGCCGGTGACGCCAGCCAGTTTCAGTGTCTCAGCTTCACTGACGCCGCGGGCGGCGAATATCGGGGCAAGCTGTTTTGCGATCTGAAGCGACAGGAACGGCTTCTTGTTCTTCGACGGGTCTTCCATTGAGGCATAGGTCGACTGCGGTATTCCAAGCTCATCGGCTACCGCGCGAGATGCGATCTTGGGGACGGTCCGGTTACGGAGCGCCTTCAGGTTCAATGCTGAGTTGGGCATCCCGTCACAAAGCGAAAAATTCGCATCGTGTATGCGCGAAAAAGTCGTTGCTTTGCGTGCGATTATTTCGTACATCATGCTTCTATGACCAGCGATACAGACCTTTTCGCCCGGCTCGGCGGCACTCGCGCAGTAGCTGACATGATCGGCGAGCCGCCATCAACGGTCCAGAGTTGGAAGACGGCGCGTCGGATCCCATCGACCAAGCAGCCGATGGTGATCGAGAAGGTCCGCGCCGCTGGGCATCTCATAACCGCCCATGACGTGGTTTTCCCTTTTGGTGCCCAGGCTGGCCAGCAGGAGGCGGCGTAGATGGTCCGGTCCGACACGGTAGAGTTCCGCCCATTAAAGGGCGGACCTCCCCGTCGCTTACCCGGTGAAGTAGGTCCCGTCCGGGTTGAGCGCCAAACTCCTGTAGCCTTGCTCGTACAGACTGGCGAAAATAGCTTCCTGGAGATCGCGAGCCCGTTCGCCATTGCCCTCGAACGATATACCGCAGTCGAAGAAAAGAGCGCCGTCAAGCTTAAGCTCGCCCCCGGCGTAGATGAGTTCGCACCGTCGGAAGACGGCGTTGCTGTGATCCGCGTTATCGAGAATAACTCTCTCGTCTGCGAAGTACGGGTACGTGCCTGCCATGATTTAAGGTCTCCGGTGGTTGTTCGCACCAACACCGTAGCCGAGACCGGGGAGGCCGCAAGCTTCCCCGGAGGGCTTGAATAGATGCTTCTCACCCTCCCCTCTATGGAGCTGTCCCGCGTCGCTGGCGCGGCGACCGCGATCATCGCGATCGGCGCGCAGCGGTTCGGTTTCCATGCTGCATCGGATCCTTCGTACATCGAGGCACCGGTCCTCGACGTCACGCACTGCAGCGCCTGCGGTAGCCGAGCCGCAATTGCGGTTCGGGAATGCCAGCAGTCGGTTTCTCCCTCCCGTAATCGGAAAGCTGCATGAACATCATCATGATCTGCATCGCGTGTGCTGCGTGCTTCCTGCTGGGCCATGCCCATGCGGTCTGGCAGCGTCACCGTTTCATCCAGTCGCTGTTTTCCGGCAGGGATGCGGCGGCATACGGCGCGGTAGTCTGCGACGCCGAAGGGAACGTCCTGTGACGGACCACTGGTCCATCGTCGCGATGGTGATCATCATCACGGCTGGCTCGGCCGTGCTGCTCTGGGGCATCGACCTCTGCTGCCGCCACGAGGTTGCGATGCTCGAGCAGCGCGCGCGCCACGGCAAGGCGAACGGCCTTCGGGGCGGTGATCAGAGTCTCAGTTTCCATGCGCAGGAGAATGGTCGATGACCGGCCCAACTGTCGTTGCAAATGCGGAACGACTCACGAAAGCCCAGTTGCATGCCAAGATCATGCGCGGCGTCTCGCGCGGCATAGACAACGCGGGTGGCAAGGGCCGGTTCGCCGATGCGGTCGACCTTTCCACCCAGGCCCTCGACAAGCAGCTTCAAGGCTCCATGCCCTCGATCGAGGTGCTCGACCGGGTCATGGATATTGAGCCGACGGTGCTTGACGATTGGCTGCGGGCAAAGGGCAAGCGCCTCGTCGACGAGGATGCGGTTTGCGACGCGGACGACTGCGGCCTGCTTATAGCGCGCGTGCTGGTCATGCTGAACGAGTCCGAGCACCCGAACGGCCCCGGCGGGCGCACGATCGTCCCCCAGGAATACCTCGCCGGCGAGAAGCTGATGCGCGACCTTCACGGCGCGTCCGCTCGCTGGCTCCAACGATGCACCGAGCTCCGTCAACCGCTCTCTGCGGTCGCCTGAAGACAACGAATAACACGCGGAAAACCCCGCAACGGAGATGACTATGGACGCGCTGAATAGCGCAGTGCCGGTTGAGCCCGGTTCTGCGAGCGAGTTTGCACGTGTGCCTGACACCTCGCCTTCGGTGGCGGGTGGCAAGGCATTCTCGCGTGCGCAGACCGATGATCCGGTCAACCGCGAGACACATGACTTCTATCCGACGTGGCCCGCGGCGACGCGCGCGTTGCTCGAGGTCGAGAAATTCGACGGGGCGATCTGGGAGCCTGCATGCGGCGAGGGCGCAATCTCCGATGCGCTGGCGGCCGCCGGCTATACCGTCGTCAGCACCGACCTGATCGATCGCGGCTATGGCGAGGGCGAGCTCGACTTCCTCATGCAATGGCAGCCTCGCGCAGCGAACATCTTCACGAACCCGCCGTTCCGCGACGCCCTGCAGTTCATCGACCGCGCGCTGATGCTGACCACGGGCAAGGTCGTTATGTTCCTTCGCCTTGCGTTTCTGGAAGGCGTCGAGCGGGGCAAGTGGTTCCCCAGTACGCCGCTAGCGCGCGTCTACATCATGTCGCGGCGTGTGCCGATGGGCCGCGGCAAGCTTGCCGGCGAAGGTGAAGGCCATGGAGTCATCGCCTTCGCGTGGTTCGTCTGGGAGCACGGTCATCAAGGTCCGCCCGCGCTGTTCTTCCTTGATTGGAAGACCTCGGCACAATGACGAAGCCCCGCCGCACCGCTGCACAGTCCCGCGACGTCGTCTACGATGCACTGCTGCGCGCGGCGCGCGCCGGTGCCCGCTGTCCAACGAACCTCGCCTTGGCGGCGCTGCTCGGGGTGCGGTCCTCCTCGATCCCTCAGAAGGCTTTGGTCGACCTCATCGCGGCGGATAAGATCGTGGTGACCACCACGCCGTTCTCGCGCGAGATCTTCATCCCTGAGCTGGGTACGACGATCCGCGCCAGCAAAGCTCCGGACGGCTCCCTGAGGGAAGCCGAGCGCGCTCACGCAATCGCGCGGGCCGAGCGCCGTGAACCCCTGCCCCCAGTGCTCGATCGTACCCCCTGTTTCCGCTGCGGGAACCGCGCCGACATCGGCTGCGATCATCAGGCCGCATCGGCCCCCTACATCATCGACCTGGAGTTCGCGGCATGACGCGCACCTGTTCAGATTGCTCGACGCCCATCAGCCGAGACTCCAAGGGTCGGTGTCGGCCGTGCGCTATGCGAGAGGTTTCTTTGCGGCCCGAGGTCGCCAGAACGCGGCGCGACGGCCTCAATGCAAAACGCCAGGATCCTAATTTTGTCGAGCGGCATCGGGAATCGTGCCGGGTAGCAGCTGCGCGCATAATGGCTGATCCCGTCAAGGCCGCCGCGAAGCGCGAAGTTGGGCAGCGGACCGGGCGGCACAACTTCTGGCGTGAGGCTGATGAGGCATCGAAGGTGGCGGCGCGCGATGCAATTCGCCGCGCACGCCTGTCGTGGTGCCCAGAGCAGTACTGGGACTTGAACGCCAAGATGAAGGTCGGCGGCATGCCGCTCGCCGAGCGCAAGGCCGTCATCCTCGCCGAGATCGCGGGCACCGCTGAGAATGCCCGGCGCGCCGTCCTCAACCACCAAGACGCCCAGCGCATCCGCCACGAGCGCGATGTCGCCCAGTCCTATTGATCAACCAAGGAGCATGGCAATGACCGAAGAGCGTAACGAAGGCATGGGAGGCGGCCAGGTGGCTGCTGACGAACTGCGGCTGCTGATCGAGCGCGCCGAGCGCCTTGAGGAAGAGAAGAAGGGCATTACCGACGACATCAAGGATGTCATGGCCGAGGCCAAGGGCCGCGGATACGAGCCCAAGGCCATCCGGAAGATCCTATCGATCCGGAAAAAGAAGAAGGAAGAGTACCAAGAAGAGGAGGCGATCCTCGAGGTGTATCTGTCCGCGCTAGGGATGATCTGAGCCATGTGGGGCCTGATCAAACGCGCCGTCGTCGGTCGGGCCCCTGTGGCCCAGCCGCGCCCATCGGTCGAGGATCGCCTTGCGCGCCTCGACGCCGACATTGATCGCGGGATCGCCGATGCCCGCGCCCGCCGCCTAGCCCGCCCGGCGCGCGCCGAGCACGAGCGCTTCAATCGCGCCCGCCCCAAGGTCGCCGAGCTCAAGCACGCGATCGCCATGCAGCACGTGGAGCTCTGACGGTGGATAATAGCGACAAGCTCTTCATGATTTTCATCGCGCTGTACGTAGTCTGGCAGCTCTGCCAAGTTGCGCGCGCTGTAGAGTCGATCAGCACCGAACTGCTGGCCCTCCGCACGATCGGCGAGCAGAACCGCCGGTGACGCTCCTGACGGGTTTCGACCTGTGCCGCGCCGCTATGAGCGTCGTCGGAATCAGTGCGCCCGAGCAGAGCGTGCTGAACGTGCTCGCCATCATGGCGAACGATGCTGCGCAGTGCTGGCCGGGGATCAACGGCCCCGCTGGACTGGTTGGCAAAACGAAGCTGTCCGAGCGCGCCGTGCAGAACGCTGTGAAGTCTTTGGCGGGGGCGGGCCACCTCACCCGCGCAGAGCGCCCCGGCAAGGGCGTGATCTATACTGTTCACCCCCGCACCTCCTGCACCCCCGCACAAGATGCGCCGGTGCAGGAGGTGCGCCCCGCAGGAGGTGCGCCAACCCCCGCACCACCTGCACCCAAACCACCAAGAACCACCATACCCCCGAAGGTGGCGGGCAAGCCCGATGCTGCGGGCACACTTGTTCCTCTCGACTTCACCCCGATCGTCAAACCGGACTCGATCACCGGCAAGGCCATGGCAGCTTGGCCGCCTGGTCTCGAAGCCGAACAGGTCGAGCACTTCATCGACCGGCACACCACGCAAGGCACGAAGAGCCTCGATTGGCAGGCTTCGTGGAGAACCTGGGTCAAAAACTGGAAGAGCTTTAATGGCAAACGAACTCTCGACCGCCGACCAGCGTACCGCGGTAACGACCTCACCCCGATGGCAAGAGCCCTCGTTGAACGGGAGACTGGCCGATCTGGTGCTTGGGACTGACCCCCTGCCGACCCGTCTGCCCGTGCTGACCGATGTTGAACTCGCGGACGCTGAGCAGGCTCTGGCCGTATACCGCGCCGCGCCTCGGACGAGCTCGCCGCGCGCTGTTGATCGCGTCATGGCAAAGCTGGTGGTCGCCTATCCCGCTGCGCGGGTGTCCGTAGAAGAGGCTAGCGCCCGTCTCGACGTCTATGCTGAGCAGCTGAGCGATATTCCCGCGGACGTGCTGATGGCTGGCGAGATGGCCGCGGCGCGGACGATAAAGTTCTTCCCCTCGATTTCGGAGATCCGCGCTGCTGCGATGAGCCAGCCCGCCCCTCCGCGTATCCAGCGGCAGTGGCGCCTCTCGCAGCTGATCGAGGCGCGCACGCGTCGCGGGGGTGATGATCCCGCTGCCGAGCGCTGCCGCCCGGAAGAAGCAGCTGAGATCGTCGCCGCTCTTGGCGGTCGCTTCGCATCGGCTGCCGATCCAAGCCGACCAAAGCCGCAGGGCAGAAACCCCGACCGCGGCGCGCGAATGCCAAGCCGCGAGGATTACGTGCGCATGTTCGGCGTCAATCCTGGTGACGATGCAGCGATCGATCCCAAGCCGATGGCAGCATGATTATGATCAGGACATTAATCGACGCCCGTAGCTCGGTTACAAGCTTGGCCAGACTGCAGCGGCCAAACCACCCCAAAGGGCACCGGTGGCGCCCGCAATGATTAGAACCTTAATAAGCGGACTTAACCTTTCGTCTCGAAATGATGGAGCGTCGAGAATTGGATCAGGTGTCCAAGGTAGCGAAACGACCGTGGATTTTGGCCTCTCAACGACAACACTGTTAAGTTCCGCGTCCGTCAGCGGAACGTCGAATACGCAGCCGTACCATCCTTGGCCATCTTTCCGAACTACTTGTGCCGACCGTCCACCGAGGCCAGTCAGCCCGAGGCCGATGCGCGACGGTATTTTAAGATTTGCTGAACCTGGAATAATGAATCCCGTAAGTGATAGGTCCGAAACAACAACCTCGTATGGACGATTGTTATCGTCTCGCAAGGTGCCATCGAGGCCGACGGAATGCCGGGGCGCTGTGCGCTGGTCATATAACTTGGCAACAGTCGCAGTCACATCAGTTTCCTCTGAGAAGAGCAAACTTCTAGCTGACTACGCTTGCCAACGACTGAATCAAATCAGTTAGCGAAACGTTACCGGCGATTGATGGCGGTTCAGTATTATTTCAAGAGCGAGGGTTGAGACGATGGGACGGGCAGCAAAGGCAAGCAAGAAGATCAAGCGGCAGTCGAAGACGCCTGCGCAGCGCATGGCCGAAGCAGTGATGGCTAAGGGCGAGGCCATCGGCGCACCCGCGATCCAGGTCGGTCGCGGCATGCACGAGATCGTCGATGTGCCGTTGCGCGATGCTGGGCGCGTCGTGACCGAGCATACCCTGATCAACCGGGGCGGCACGCCGGTCGCGCGCTGGAAGGCGGCCAAGCTGCTGTCCGATAGCCAAGTCGCGGCGATCGATCATTGCGAGACGCTATGGTCGCGTCTCGCAGGCAAGGCCCTAGTCATGGACTTGGCCCGCATCCCCGGCGCTGGTCAGGGCAACGGATGGGCAGAGCAGGAGGCCCTCGACGATCTGAAGCGGATCAAGGGCTACTTCCCGGCGAAGTGGTGGTGTGTGTTCGAGAACGTCTGTCGGTTTGATGAGACCGCAGGGTTTGCGGGGTCGGCGCTCACGAAGTGCCGTAACGATCAGGTGACTGCCGCGCGCATCACCGTCCAGTTCGTGGCGGATGTCATTGCCATGAAAGAACGGTTGTTTTAGTCGGCGCCGACACCTGGGCTACATTGCGTTTGGTAGCTTATGCCAGCAGAAGCGAGCGCGCGTCCACCCTGCGGCGCCGGCGCATTGTGCCACCGACCATTCCGAAACCAGCGATAAGCATCGCCCATGTGGCTGGTTCGGGAACAGCCGATGCCATTGCGAAGGTGACCGGCAAGGCTAATGAATCGAACGGGCCGGTATAAGAGAAGCGAGCTGATCCGGCGTTCAGGGCCGTGGGCAGCGAGGCCGACGACAGCGCGTTTGCATCGGGGAAATCCAGGTCAAACGTGAACATGGCATTCTCAGACCCGAACAGTTGCTTGAAGCCGAAAACGTTCAGAGTATCGACCTGCCCATCGGTGCCGGGAAGAAAATCGTTGATGAAAATTGTATAATTGTCATCGGCAGTCGTGACACCGTTCGTAATGCTCGAGGTGAAGCTGAAATTATACAGGCTTCGGCTGGGGGTATACGATGCGTATGTTCGTGTTTCGTCGGCTTCGGTTTCCAGCGCGGTCGAACTCGGATCGTAGTCGAATGATCCGCTCACCCAACCCGCCCCGTTCGATCCCGAAAAGACTATCTTCGCTGCCTGCGCCGAGCCAGACGCGACCGTCGCGATCGCCACGGCGATCAAGAATCCGAGAACCGTTCGCATCTACTACCCTTTAGTTAACTTTGTCTCGCAACAGATATAATATCGGCTGGCGGGTCAATTGGCTTGGTAAGTTGCGCCATCTAGCAACGCCTGTAGAAAACTCGTTGACGCCATCACCCCCGCAACGTATACACATGACCAGTTGTTAGAGCCGCGCCCGCGAGGGTTGCGGCTCTTGTCGTATGTGGAGGTGTAGATGGCTGCACCGCATATGCGGCTCACCACTGCCGACCATGTCGAGGCCATCGGCATGCGCGTGCTGCGAGGCGCCAGAAATGTGCGCAGTTCATCGCGCCATCATGGTCACAGCGATCCGCTTATTGAGGATGTCGAGCAACTGGCGCAGAATCTTCGAGAGCGCGTTGGCTAGCCACCCTCGTCCTCTCACTCTGAAGCTATGCTCCGAGCGATTGTCCTACGGTATGGTCAGACGCGACGTTACTTTGTGCGTTGATGTGGCCTATGCTTGTATGCCCACTACGCTCAGGAACTTTGTATGAACAACGTCGTCAGTCTGGTTCTAGCATCCATCTTAGTTGCTGCTCCGGCGCACGCGCAAACGGTGAACGACGATGTCCGGTGCCTGGTTGTAACCAGTGCCGTCGGCGAGCAGGCCACGAACGAGCCAACGCGGAAGGTCGCGAATTTGACGGCGGCGTTCTACATGGGCCGGCTGGATGGACGAGTTTCCGCAACTGTTGCTGCAGCCCTCAAGTCTCAGCCGGCTGTCGCTGGAACCGCCGCGCTGGGAATTTTCAAAGCCTGCGCCGCGAGGGCTCAGGGCGCACAGGCGCGCTTGCGCGCAGAATCTCGGTGATTTGACGGCGCCAAGTAATTGATCGTGAGATGAGGTGCGGAATGGGAGGAGCAGCGCGAGACGCCTTTAACTTCACCACCGCTGAACATGCAGGGGATATCGGCATGCGCAAACTGCGGATCGCCGAGGAGATGTCGAGCGGGTCGCGCCATCAGGGCGCAGCGATCGGCTTATCGAGGATGTAGAGCAACTGGCGCAGAATCTTCGAAAGCGCGTCGGCTAGCCACCTTCATCCCCTCACGCAGAAGCCATGCTCCGAGCGATTGTCCTGCGGCATGGCGGCAGTCGCATGTTCTCATCGCGGATATTGATACTCAGGGGACTGGCCTTCCAACCCCCTGAGTGGCGGGCTTATCAAGACCCTGTATTGGTACCGTGGTCTGAATAGGCGGCTGTCTTATCACTGACGATGTTGAACAAACCGTGGTCATTATCGGCGACATGATCGTCAGGCCACGGCGATTGATCCGAGCCGTGATCGCTGTTACATTCGCTTCGGCCACGCTCAGATGGTCTATCCTTTTTAAACTCATTGACGCCTGGCATCTCAACTCTCCAAGGTTCGACCTCGATTCGGGTCGCTCTTCGATTGAGAGCCTTCCCTAAAGCGTCGTCAAGTCCTCTGCAGCAACACCTTATAAATTAACTAAGGCGCTTCATCTTGCGGCGGAGCCGAAAGCCTCGCCTTGTGTTGAGATTAATCTGAACAAAGTTGCTGAAGGTCTCGGCAACGGGAGATGGCATGGCGACAACGTTCCGACCCGCTACCGCCGACCGTGTCGAGGCTATCGGCATGCGCGTGCTGCGCATCGCTGAAGATATGGCGAGTGGATCACGCCACCAGGGCCGCAGCGAGCGCTTGATTGAGCAGGCTGAGCAAGCGGCGATCGATCTCCGTGCCGCCGTTCGAGGACGCTGATGAGCTGGTCTAAAGTCAGCCGCCATCAGCGCGGCTATGGCACTGCGCACGACAAGATGCGCGCTCACCTGCTCGCCACTGTCATCAGCTGCGAGGGTAAGTGCAAAGCAAAGGGCATCGAGACGCTGGGCAAGATCGCCGACCATATCGTCCCGCTGTCGCGTGGCGGCAGCGGCGAACGCAGCAATTATCAGCTGCTCTGCAGGCCATGCTCTGACGCCAAGACGCTTGCTGACAAGGGCGCCGCGGCGCGGCCTATCGGTGGCGTGGATCGTTCGGGACGGCCGACTAGCGCGTCGCACCCGTGGAACCGCGCCGGCTGAGGCGCCCACCCCCGGGGTCAAAAGTCTGAGGGCCGGCGCCGCCCGTACCGACCACGTGGGGCGTGCGCACTGTGAGTAATTTTTGAGGGGGGAGGGTTTCGACCGGTCCGCCGCGGGAGGCCATATGGCCGAGGTCATCGAAATTGCTGGGGGCGACGGCGTTCCGCCGGAGCCGAACTGGCGCAGCATCTTCGGCCGGGCCGCGGACCGCGAGGCCGCATCGTCCTACTGGAAAAGCATCATCAGCGAGATGCGCGGCGCCGAGAAACTGGCCGTTGCCAACTCGCATGCGGTTATCCGACTGGTCGTCGCATACGTCACGTTCGATCAATCCGCGAAGGAGGTGGTCAAATCAGGCCCGGTCATCAAGGCCAAGAAGACCGGCGTCCCGACCTACAATCCATGGTGGACGACGATGTCGAACGCCGCGAGCCAGGCGCAGGCGCTCGAGAAGGAACTCTGCATCTCACCGCGCGAACGCGGCTCTGGGGCCAAGGTCGTCAAGAAACAGACCCGCACTACGGGTGCGGCGCGGTTCCTAAAACAGCGTGGCTAATCGTTTCCTCGCTGATCCTGATCCGACAACGGCATGGGCGAAAGCTGCGGTCGACGGGAAGCTGTTCACGGCTGGGGAACTCGTCCGCTATGCGGCCGAGCGGCACCTGCGCGACATACGTGACGGTGAGCGGCGCGGCATTTACTGGCGACCGGATGCTGCGGGCCATGCCCTCGACTTCCTGCCGTCGGTTTTCCAGGTCACCGACGGGCCATCTGCTGGCCAGCCGTTCTACCCGCTCGAGTGGCACACGTTCGTCATGGGTTCGCTGTTCGGCTGGCGCACTGCAACCGACCGCTGGCGGTTTCGGTCAGGCTGGCTGGAAACCGGCAAAGGCCAAGCCAAGTCGCCACTGATGGGTGCAATCGGCGTCTACATCATGGGCTGGTGCGATATTCAGCGCGCCCAGTGCTATGCCATCGGCGAGGACAAGAAGACCGCCAATGTCCTGTTCCGCGACGCCGCGGCCATGTGCCGCGCGACGATACCGGAGCATGACGAAGGCGAAAGCCTGGAAGGCCTCGGCGAGGTCGTCATCCGCGGCGAATTGGAGAACGCCTGGAAGATCGAGCATCCCGACAGCGGGTCGTTCTTTCAGCCGATCGCCAGCGGCGAAAGCCTTTCCGGTCCGCGACCGAACTATGTCGCGGGCGACGAGATCCATGAGCTTACCGACGAAAACGTGTTGCAGACGTGGAAGCGCGGCATCGACAAGGTCGCCGGTCACGCACTGATGCTCATGGGCACGAACACGCCCGCCACGTCGCAGCATGTCGGCACGTCCTACTCGGACATGTACCAGCAGATTGCCAAGGGCGAGGCGCGCGACGACACAGCGTTCGCGTTCGTCGCGCGGATCGACAAGGCTGACCGGGAGACGGTGTTCGAGAACGAGAAGGTCTGGCAGAAGTCGCTGCCGGCGCTGGGGGAGACCTTCCCGATCGAGAATATTCGCGAGACGGTTGCCTCCGCGCTGCTGCGGCCGTCGACCAAGTCGAGCGTCCTGCGACTATATTTCGGCGTCGATACCGCATCGGCGGACTTCTGGATCGACGAGGAAAAGTGGGCCGCGGTCCAGGGTCCGGTCGATGAGACGATGATGCGCAACCGGTTCTGCCGGCTGGCGCTCGATCTCTCGCAGAAGAACGATCTGACCGCGGTCAGCGCGGCTTGGGAGCCGATCGGCGACGAGCCCCTGGCGGTGAAAAGCTGGTATTGGACAGCGGCAGGCACCACCGCTGGCCACCTTAAGGAGAAGGGTGAGCGCGATCACGCCCCGTACGTCGAGTGGGTCGAGGACGGGTTCCTGGTCGCCACGCCGGGTGCGACGATCGATTACACTTTCGTCGCGATGCAGGTGTCCAAGCTCTACGCCGAGCACAAGGTGCTCGAAATGGTTGCCGATCCGGCCTTCATTTCGAGCTTCATGGATGCATGTGCAGAGGTCGGGCTTGAAGTCTGGTTGTACGGCGGCCCGGATAAACCGACGGGACGCGGGCTTAAGATCGTGGCGCATGCCCAGGGCACGCGCGTCATGTTCGAAGACCGGCAGCTTTGCATGCCGCACTCGATCACAAAGACCGAAGACGCGATTCTCGCGCAGCGGGTCATCATCGATAACTCGCCGGTCACATACAGTTGCGCGGCAAACGCCGCGATCGACCCCGACGGTCAAGGCAACCGCATGTTCAACAAGAAGAAATCACGCGGGCGTATCGACGGCATGGTCACGACCACGATGGCGATCGGCGCTGCCGTCTCCAGCCTGAAGACGAAGAAGAAGTCGGTGTACGCCTCGCGCGGCATCATCCGCGTCTAACAGGAGGGTGTACGTCTATGTCGCCTGATGATTATCGACGCCAGGCTGGCGGGCGAAGGTCCTTATCGCCTTCGCGCGCGATTGCCGCAGCCAAGGCGGCAACTGGGCAGAGCCATGGCGGGCCGATCATGGCCTACCAAGCCTACGATTTTGCAGACCCGACCCTTCATGAGATGATGCGCGGCGACGGCGGTCGAACCGGGGTTGCAGGGATCGCGGTCAATGAACGTGCCGCGCTGCGCAACAGCACCTTCTTTCGGGCCATGTCGCTAATCTCCGGCTCGATAGGCATGCTGCCGCTTCACCTCATGCGCAGAGCTGCGGACGGGAAGATTGAAAAGGCGCGGGACCACCCCTTGTTCAGGGTATTGCATCGCAAGCCAAACGACTTTCAATCCGCCACTCAGTTCAAGAGCTACATGCAGCTTTGCGCCTTGCTCGACGGCAATGCATTCGCGCTGATCGTCCGATCGAGGGGCGCGGTACGTCAAATTGTCCCCCTCCCCCGGCGATCAGTAAAGCCGCAGCTTTCAGCGACCTTTGAGCTGAGCTTTCGGTACCAGCCCAAATCGGGTGGCGCCGTGACGCTTGCCAAGGAAGACGTCTTTCACTTCCGCGGCCCTATTTCTCTGGACGGCCTGACTGGCGTTTCCCTGCTGGACGTCGCTGCCGACACGCTAGGCCTGTCGCATCGCGCGCTTCAGGCTGCTGGTCGATTGCTTGACAAGGGCACGATGGCGCGCGGCGCGCTTGAGACCGATCAGACGCTTGGAGCCGAAGCGATCGACAATCTGCGCGACAGCCTTCGAGAGAACTTCTCGGGAGCAGACGCCGAAGATGATTGGTTGATACTCGAGGAGGGCCTGAAGGCAAAAGTGCTGTCCGGCACGGCGAAGGACAACGAGCTCGTTGCGCTGCGCCAGCAGGAGGCGGAAGAGATATCGCGGTTTACCGGCACTCCGCGCCCGCTGCTGATGTTCGATGAGACCAGCTGGGGCAGCGGTATCGAACAGCTGGGGCTGTTTTTCGTCACGTACTGCCTCCTCCAATGGTTCGTCATTTGGGAGGAGGCCGTGTGGTTCTGCCTGCTCACGCCGGCCGAACAGGACACGATGTACGCCAAGTACAATGACGGGGCGCTTCTACGCGGCTCCCTCAAAGACCAGGCTGAGTTTTTCAAGGCGGCGCTCGGTCCGAATGCGGCTTTCCTTACCCCGAATGAGGCTCGCGACAACTTCGACCGCAACCCGATCGCGGGGGGCGACGAGCTGCCCCGCAACGGCACTACTGCCGCAGCAACTTTAGCAGACGCTTAGGAGCAACCATGACCGACGAGCATAAAGCGCCGGGCAAGCCGCGTGCGGTACTGACCCTCAATGGCCGCCCTCTGCCGGGCAAGCCGGTGATCGCCACCCCAGGCACACCGATGCCGCGTGCCATATCGAGCGTGAACGGCAAGGACCGCCCTAGCGCCCTCCCCATGCCTGCCGATCGATCGGTATCAGCATTGGCGCGACCAAATATTTTGGAAAAGTGGTCTGCCGATGCAGCAGGCATTCGCGCGGTCGAGAGCGGTGACAACGTCATCACTATGTTCGGCGCTATCGGCGAAGATTATTGGTCTGGCGGGGGCATCACCGCCAAGACGGTGACGGCTCAGTTGCGCGCAATCGGTGACCGCCCCGTTGAGATTCAGATCAATTCGCCAGGCGGTGACATGTTCGAGGGGATCGCGATCTACAACGTCCTGCGCGAACATGACCAGCCGGTGACGATCAAGATTATGGGCATGGCCGCGTCGGCTGCGTCGGTCATCGCAATGGCAGGCGACACGGTCGAAATCGGTGCGGCGTCGTTCCTCATGATCCACAATTGCTGGGTAGTAGCTGTCGGCAATCGCCATGACATGGCCGAGACCGCGACGTATCTTGCGCCATTCGATCAAGCGATGGCCGACGTTTACGCGCAGCGTAGCGGGCGGACCGCGGACGAATGCGCGAAGTGGATGGACGATGAGACCTACATGTCTGGGTCCGTCGCGATCGAGCGGGGCTTCGCGGATACGCTTCTAACGGCCGACAAGACGACGCGAGACGAGCAGGCGAAGGCCTCCGACCGCGAGCGTACCGCGATCACCGCGCTTGAACTGAAGCTCGTCGCCGGCGGCGATACGAGATCTCAAGCGCGCGATCACATCACCAAGATCAAGGGCACGCCAGGCGCTGCCCCTGTAGCCGACACGCCAGGCGCTGGCGGCGAGACCGAGTTGACCGGCCTGCTGGCGGGTCTGCTCACCACCATCAAGAGCTAGGAGCTCCACCATGAAGAGAATGAACATGGCCGCCCTCGTGGCGGTGGCGACGGTGCTCGCCCACCCGTTCCGCACCCTCGCGGCGGCAGCAAGCACCAAGCCGGAACCGAAGCTGCGGCTTACGGCTCCTACCCTGCCCGCTATGCCGCGCGCGATCGCGGGCACGGTTCGCGCTGACGGGTCCGATCCCGCCACGCTCATCCGTGCGCTGAATGGCGCATTCGACGAGTTCAAGACGACGCATGCTCGCGAGATCGAAGAGATCAAGGCCGGCAAGACGGACGTCCTGACCAAGGACAAGCTCGACGCCATCAACGCCACCCTCACGGAGCTGCAGACTGCTGTCGATGATCAGGCAAGGATCAACGCGGCCGCGAAGCTGGGTGACGGCGCGATCATCGGCGATATCAAGGCCGACCCGGACTATACCAAGGCGTTCAAGGCGCACATGCGCCGTGGCGATAACGCCTCGGCCGAGGTGCGGGCGGCAATGCAGAAGGGCACCGACACCGACGGCGGCTATCTGGCGCCGATCGAATGGGATCGCACGATCGGCGAGAAGCTGAAGAAGATCAGCCCGATGCGTGCGGAAAGCCGTGTCATCACGATCAGCGTCGCCGGGTTCAAGAAGTACTTCTCGGACCGCAATGTCGGATCGGGTTGGGTCGGTGAAACGGCGAGCCGCCCTGCGACCACGACTCCGCAGATCGGTGTACTCGACTTCGTGCCGGGCGAACTCTACGCCAATCCGGCAATCTCCCAGCAACTGCTGGACGATGCCGCGATCGACCTCGAGGAGTGGCTGGGTCAGGAAGTCGATACCGAATTCTCCCGCCAGGAGGGCATCGGGTTCCTGTCCGGCGACGGGGCGAACAAGCCCTACGGCATCCTCACCTATGTCACGGGTGCCGCTAATGCGGCTCGCCACCCGTACGGTGCGATCAAGGCCGTCAACAGCGGCGACGCAGCAAAGCTGACCGGCGATGGCTTTGTCGATCTGATGTACGACCTCCCCAGCGAGTTCGCCGGGAACGCCAAGCTGTACATCAACCGCCAGAGCCTCGGCGCTGCGCGCAAGCTGAAGGACGGCCAGGGCAACTTCCTGTGGCAGCCGTCTTATGCTCTCGGCCAGCCGCAGACGCTGAACGGTGCGCCGATCGTCGAAATGCCAGACATGCCGACCGCGGGCGCCGGCAACGTTGCCGCACTCTACGGCGACATGGAAGCCACCTACCTGGTCGTCGATCGGATCGGCATCCGCGTGTTGCGGGATCCGTATTCGAACAAGCCGTTCGTGCACTTCTACACGACCAAGCGCGTGGGCGGCGGGGTGCACAACCCTGAGCCGATGCGGGCGCTCAAGATCGCTGTGAACGCATAACTACCCGCCGGGCCGGCCAAGCGCTGGCCCGGTTCTTCGAAGCCGCGCGGCAAGACCCACGGTTTCGGCGAACCAGGAGAAGACCTATGGACACGAAGACCGCCAAGAACGCCAGCAACGGCATTGCCCCGGCAACCGATATCGACACCGCTGGCGCACCGCAGCAGATCGTACCCGACGTCGATATGGACCATCCGGCCGTCGACAACGATCCCCGTGCCGGCACCACGGTCGAGCAGAACCGCATCGACTTCAACGACCCAACGCTCGAAGGTCACGAGGCCGTCGAGGGCAATCTTCAGGTCGCTGCAAAGGCCTGACTAAGAGTGGCGCCGGACTCCTTTGTCCGGTGCCACGCTTTCCAGTGAATCGAGGTGCCTCATGGCTATTCCCGTGACCTTGCAGGACGCCCGCCGCCAGATCCAACTGGATGAGAACGACGAATCCCACGACGCTGACCTCGTCCAGTTCATCGACGACGCCGCAGCGTGGGTTGAGGAATATACCGGTCACATTCTCGTGGCGCGTGACGTAACCGAGCCGTTCCGCGGCTTCGGGGCGGTTAGGCTTCGAGCGTGGCCGATCAACGCGTCCGCTGTTCCCGGCGTTGCTTACGTCGACGCTGCTGGAGCACCCGTTGCGATCGTAGGCGCGCGGCTCGATCTCAGTTCCCGACCTGCCCGCGTATTACCACCGGCTGGACCGTTCTATTCATTCTGCGACGCTCAGCAGGCTTTCACTGTAACAGTCCGTGCGGGGTATGAGGCGGGTGACGCCGCTCCGGGCAACTTCCGTCGCGCCATGCTAATCCTGATCAGCGCGTACGACTCCGATCGCGAAGGCGGCGAGGTGTTTCAAAAAGCCGAAGCGTCTGCACGGCGGCTGTGCGGCAGACTTCGGGCGCGCAGCCTGTGACGGTCGGTAAGGGCAAGGCCAGCCGATACAATCGCCGGATCCAGATCGAACGCCCGGTCACGGATAGCTCTCTGATCGGCGCCGGGTCTGGCAGCTGGGAAGCTGTTGGCTCGCCAATCGCCGCCAGCGTGGTCGATGCCCTTCCGAGCCGTGCAGAACGTCTGGCGGACGGCATCAACGTGGCAACGCGTCCGGCCAAAGTTCGCATGCGGTTCCGTACCGATGTCACGCCGAGCATGCGCTTCGTCATGACCAAGCCATTCCCGCGCGTGATGCAGATCATCGCCGGGCCAGCTGAAGTCGGCGTTCGGGATGAAGTCGAGTTCATGGTCGAGGATTACACCTCAGCGGGCAATTCGGCCTGATGCCGACCGTGAAAGGCCAGGCAGAGGTGCAACGCTTCCTTGCGACCCTTCCGACGCAGATTGAGGCCAAGCTGCTTCGCGGTGCGGCGCGGGCCGGCGGCAAGGTGTTGCTCGATGAGACGAAGAGCCGTTCACCAGCCGAGGAAATAACCGAGGCTTTGGCGCTGACCACGAGGAGCGAACCCGGCCGGATTGTGGTCAAGGTCAGCGTCAAAGGCCAGTGGCCGCGGTCACTAGCAACCTGGGCAGAGTACGGCACGGACCCGCATTTCATCACGGTCGACGACAGCCAACGAGAGGGCAAAAGTGTCCGCCGCATCAATGAGACCGGCGGCGGGTCGTTGCGAATTGGCGGCAAGTTCGTCGGCAAGACCGTTCACCACCCTGGCGCCAAAGCCAACCCGTTCATGCGTCCCTCGCTCGATCTCAGCGCCGCAGCCGCCCGTGCCGCGATGCAGACTTACGTCAATGCCCGCGTCACCCGCGGCGGCATCATCGGCAGCGACGAACCGGAAGGGACCGACGAATGAGCGGTGTCGAGATCGTCGGTGACCTGCTGCGTGCATACGAGCCGCTGAGCGAGCTGATGGATCCAGCAAGCATCAAGGCCGGCAAGCTTCCTGATAACGTGGCGCTACCCGCCATTCTGATCCGCAGCGTGACCCTGGTCGATCGCCAACGCCTGAGGCGGGAGCCGCTCGTCCGTTCCGTCGAGCGCGTGTCCGTGGCGGTGCGGGCGGCGAACTATCGAGATCAGAAGGCCGCAATCAAGCTCATCCGGCGATGCTGCCGGGACGTGATCGGCGATCTTTCGGGCTGTTTTCGTGTCTCGATCCTCACCGCTGGCACCGGCCCAGATGTCGGCGGTCCGGCGAACAGCTTCGAGCAGACCCAAGACTTCCGCGTCAGCTTCGACGCGGCAGCGTGAGAGAAAAGGAACCTACCATGTCCGACACCAAGCCCAAGATGATCCGCGGCAAGGCGACCCGCGATTTCACCGACGCCGGCACCGAGCGGCGCTTCGACGCTGGCAAGGCGCACGATTTCACCGAGGGCGAGTTCGTCAACTTCGCAGCTGCCGGGCTGGTCGAGGCCGTCGACACTGCCGCTGACCCGAAGGCCAAGACTGCCGCCTGACCCGCACGCCCGCCGCCCGGCGGGCGACACCCCGCCGGCCCTGCCGGTATTAAGTCACAAGGATCACCACCATGGGTTCACAGACCGCCGCAGGCTCGTCGCTTGCGATCTCCGTTACGTCGCCGGCGACTGCCGACGCCACTGGCTACGCCGCCCTGACCTTCACCGATGTCGGTCAGGTCGAAAAGCTCGGCTCGATCGGCGCCAGCTTCGCCAAGGTCGAATTCCAGCCGCTCAAGGGTGCAAAGCAGAAGTTCAAAGGCTCGGCCGACTATGGCGCCCTGCAGCCATCGATGGCGCTCGACAGCTCCGATGCAGGCCAGGCAATCATGCAGACGTCGGCCGATGACGAAAGCCAGAAGCTCTATTCGTTCCGCGTGACCTATCCGGACGGTGCCAAGCGCTACTTCGGTGGCCGCAACTTCGGCATGCCGGAAACCGCAGACGGTGCCGACAGCATGCTGACCGGCGCTCCCACGATCGAGATCTGCACCAAGATCGTCAAGGTCGCTGCGCCGACCACCTGACCCCTTCCCTACCCGGCGCCCGCGACGCCGGTCCTTATGCGCCAGCTCGGCCCGTCGTCGCGGGTCGCGAGCCGGGCTGGCGCACCATCCTCCCGCGAAGGACTATCCCATGACCAAGCTGCTCAACATCGCCTCGCTCGCCGTCGCCGCCACCGCCGCCCTGCACGTCAAGGGCCCCACCGGCGAGCCGCTCTACGCCGACGAAGCGGGCAAGCTCCCCGTCCGCATCCATCTTCACGGCCCCGGCAGCCGCGCTTATGGCGCCGTCGAATCGCGCCAGTCCGCCCGCGCGCTGAAGCGCATGCAGGACAACGATGGCAAGATCACCGCGGCGACCCAGGAAGAGCGCATCGCCGAGACGGCCGAAGACCTCGCCGCGATCACCGTGTCGTTCGAGAACTTTGACTATCAGCCCGAAGGGGCCAGTCTCACCGGGCAGGACATGTTCCGCGCCGCATACGCCGATCAGGGTATCGGTTACATCACCCGCCAGGTGACGAAGTTTGTCGCCGACTGGGGAAACTTCAAGGCCGCCTCGAAAGCGGCCTGACCCTCTATATTCGGCATATGGCGTGGCTTCAGGCCACGCCAAAGCCCGACCCTCGATCGCGGCGAGCCAAGTTCGTAGAAGAATCACCTGCTCCCCGGCTCAGCCGGATTGAGAAGATGAAGCGCGACAAGATCGTGCCGCCTATGCCGCCTAATCCGGCGCCGCATATCACCGACCGGCTGATCGAGATGGGTCTGACCCAAGCTGCCGGAATGGGCGCCGTCCCGCTGTCATGGCTCGAAATCAACGCATGGTGCGAACGTACTGCCGTTGAGCTCGATCCATGGGAGGCTCGGCTGATCCGCCGCCTCTCTGCTGCCTACCTCGCCGAAAGCCACAAGGCCGACGTCGAAACCTGCCCGCCCCCGTGGCGCGCAGAGGTGACCGCGCGCGAGCGCGAGATCGAAGAAGCCAAGCTCCGCGCCGTGCTGGGCTGACCCTCGAAAGGAGGCCGCGATGATTGATGACGACGGCGCGGCCGCCCTAGAGGTTGGCTTCATCCTCAATACCGAAGGTGCGTTCGCCGAGCTGCTGCGCTTCGGCCAGATGTTCAGCTCCGAGACGCAAGACTTCATCCGCAACTCCGCGCGCATCGAGGCGGCTGCGGGTGGGATCAAGCTTGCCGGCGCCACCAGCGCAGTCGCCAATTTCGGCGCCGCGGCAACCCGCGAGGGTGCCAACGCAGCGCGCGAGTTCGCGCGCGTCGAGAAGGCCGGTGAGGCAATGGCGCGCCAGCTCGAGCGTCAAAACAGCGTGTTTGGCAAAACTCGCGAGGAGGTCCGTAGTGCTACGGCCGAATTCAGAGCGTTCGAAGCGCAACAGCTTGGCCTGACCGAGCTTGCCGGGCGGATCCGCAGCGAAGAGCTGGCCTTGGTCACGGCGACCAGCCAAGCTGCTGCAGCGGCAGATGCTCAGGCGGAGGCCCTGCGGCAAGCTGCCTATGCTCACCAGATGTTCGAGGCCCGCGTGAAAGCTGGCGTCGTGGCGCTGCGCGAGGAGGAGACAGCGAGCCTTGCCGCTGCTGCTGCGCTTGATGCGCAGGCCCGCCGTCAGGCTGCGCTCGCCAGCGCGATGTTCGAAGCCCGCGCGAAGCAAGGCATGCGCGACTATAACGAGCAGCAGGCAGCGGCAGAGATCACACAGCGTGAAGCCAATGCGGCCGCCATGCGCCTCGAGGGGCTGGCAGCTGAGCAGTTGGCGCGCGAGCATGGTCAGCTGGCGTCGGCCGTGCGCGCGTCGCATGATGCCCAGGTTGCCGATGCAGCCGCGGCCGAGCAGCTACGCATGTCGACCGACCCCCTTTACGCGGCGACCAAGAAGCTCAATGCCGAGATCGCGGAATCGACGCGGCTCTATCACGCCGGGGCAACCGCGCCGGCTGAATATGCGCGCCAGCAGGAAGTGCTGACTGGTCGCCTGCGCCAAAGCGCGCAGGCGCAAGACGAAATGGACCGCGTCGCTCGCAAGGGCAAGGGCACCCTGACGCAGCTGTCGTTCCAGCTGAACGACGTCGCCACTATGGCAGCGATGGGCGCGGCGCCGTTCCAGATCTTCGCCAGCCAAGCGGGCCAGATCTTTCAGGTCGCGCAGATGGCCGAGGGCGGCGTGAAGGGCTTCGCAGCCGAGATGGGCGGACTCGCCGTCGCGTTCCTCCCCGCGATTGCGGTCGCGTCCGTCGCCGGCGTCGCGCTCTACCGGTGGAAGGAGCAGATCAACGAAGACGCGGGCATGAAGAAGTTCGCTGACGGCCTCGGGCTGACGTCCAAGGAGATGAAGAAGCTCGGCGATCAGTCGATCACGACCGGCGACATGGTTGCCGGCGTCTGGAAGACCATCACCGACGGGCTCGACCTGGGCGGGTCGGGCAAATCGCTTATGGACTATCTGTTCTCGCCGAACGACGCGCAGCAGGTGCAGGGCTTCCTGGCATCGATCTACGGCACGTTCACCGGCACCTATGCGGCGATCGTCGAGCTATGGAGCAGCATCTCGACGTCGGTGACGGCGTATGTGTCGGCAGCGGCCGCGGCCGTCGCGCAGTTCTTCGCCCCCGTCGTCGCTGCGGCCCAGTGGGCAGGCAACGGCATCTCGCAGATCTTCAACGCCATCTACAACCGCGTCGCCGGCTGGCTAAAGTCGATCGGCGGGGCAATCAGCGACTTCGCCGGCCCCATCCTGAAGGCCATGGGCCAGAGCGATGCCGCAACTGCGGTAACCAGCGCAGGCAGCAGCCTCGGCAAGGCGTTCGGCAAGGGTTACGCGCGGGGCGCAGGGCAGGTCGTCAACGGGACGAACACGTTCTTCGCCACGGCTGCCGAGAACATCGTCAGCAAGTCGCAGGAGCGACTGCTCAAGAAGGCCAACGAGATCAAGGCAAACCGGACGCCGAAAGCACCACCAACGCCGAAGGTAGACCGCCATGCGGAAGGGCTAGTCCGCGACGCCGAGGCGATCGAGGCGCAGATCCGCAACCTCTACGACCTGGCGAAAGCCTACGGCGTGTCGGGCGCAGCGGCGCTGATCGCCGAGGCGCGTGTGAAGGCCGAGAGCAAGGCGATCAAGCAGCAGGCCGATATCACCGCAGCGGTATCGCGCCAGGTGCAGCTGGCAATTGCGCAACGTGTTTCCGATGCAGCCAAGTCGACGGCGGGTATGCGCGACCAGATCACCGCGCAGCAGCAGGTCAACGCGGCCGTGGCGGCTGGTCTCGTGCCGGCCGAACGCGCCAATGACCTCATCGCCGCCCAAATCGCCGACTTGCCGCTGCTCGCCGCGGTTCAGGCCGCGCAGCAGCTTGGGCTTGCCGATGCAGCCGCACGCGCAACGAAGGCGCTCGAGGATCAGCAGGCCGCACGAAAGGCGCTTAAGGACACGGAAGAGGTCGGCCGGTTCAACACCGACATGACCGATGGCCGGAAGCAGCTTGCCACGCTGGCCGAAGAGCTTCGGCTGGTCGGTGCGACCAATAACGAGCGCGAAATCGGCCTGGCGACGCTCAAGGCGACGCAGGAAGCCGAGGCCCGGTTTACCGACCCCGCTCGCCGCGCCGCATACATCGCCCAGCAGGTCGAGATCGCAAAGGGGCATCAGGCCGTCACTAACGCCAGTGACGCGCTTAACGCGTCGCTCAGCGCCACTGCCGACCTGTTCGACACGATCGACCAGACCGCTCAGCGCGCGGCGCAGGGCATGGCCGATGCGTTCGGCAGCGTCGGTGCGGCGATCGGCGATGCCGCGACGATCATGACCTCCTACTATGCGGACCAGACGAGTCTGCAGCAGGCGCACGATGCTGCCATCAAGGAAGCGGGCACCGATCAAAACCGCATCGCCCGCGAGAACCAGCTATTCGCGATGCGTACCGCCTCGGCGCAGACCGCCGCTTATGGTGACATGGCAGCCGCGGCGAAGGGCTTTTTCAAGGAAGGTACCGCTGGCTACAAGGCCATGGCTACTGCCGAGAAGGTCTTCCGCGCGATAGAATTCGCGATGGCGGTAAAGAACGCCGCGGTGCAGCTTGGCCTGATCGGCGGCGTCACGACGGCGCGCACCGTCGCTGCCGCAACCGGCGTCGCGACCGACACCGCGTTCACCGCGACCAGCGTCGTGAATGCCGGGATGCGCGCCGCAGCGGACGGTACCGCTGCGATGGCGAAGACTGCGTCATCCTCGCCATTCCCGTTCAATCTCGCCGGCATGGCTGTGATGGCCGCTGCGCTTGCGTCGCTCGGCATCTTCACCGGCTTTTTCGGTGGCGGCGGCGGCAAGAACACGCTCGCCAAGGCGAACGACGGCACCGGTACCGTGCTCGGGGATACCAGCGCGCAGTCGGAAAGCCTCAAGCGATCGATGGATGCGTTGAAGGAGGTCGATACCTTGACCAACACCTACGCGCGCCAGATGGCGGCATCCCTCAAGTCGATCGACAGCCAGATCGGCAACGTCGCGGCGCTGGTCGTTCGTGCTGGCGACGTCAACGCTTCGGCTGGCGTGAAGGAAGGCTTCGCCTCCGACAGCACTGGCAAGCTGTTGTCCGGCATCGTGACCGGCGGTGGGCTGTTCAGCAAGATCCCGGTGGTCGGCAGCATCATCGGCGCCGTCGGCAGCCTGATCGGTTCGCTGTTCGGGTCGAAGACGACGGTCGTGGGCAGCGGCCTCTACGGCAAGGATCAGCAGCTCGGCAGCGTCCTCGGCGGCGGCTTCGATGCGTCCTACTATTCGGACGTCGAGAAGAAGAAGAAGTTCCTCGGGATTAGCACCGGCACGTCATACTCGACAAAATACACCGGCGCTGACGCTGGCCTCGAAAACCAGTTCACGCTGATCCTCAAGCAGTTCAACGACGCGATCGCCGCGTCTGCGGGGCCGCTTGGCGTCGCCACCGGTGACGTGCAGGCCCGCCTCAACAGCTTCGTCGTCAGCATCGGCAAGATTGACCTCAAGGACCTGACCGGCGAGCAGATCCAGGAGAAGCTGTCTGCGGTGTTCGGCGCTGCCGCTGATAAGATGGCTGCGACTGCGATCCCCGGCCTCGAACGCTTCCAGAAGGTTGGGGAAGGCGCTTTCGAGACGCTGGTCCGTGTCGCGTCGACGGTCGAAGCGGTTGGCACTGCGCTGGATCTGCTTGGCACTGCCACTCGCGGTTTTAGCATCGACGCCAAGCTTGCACTGGCCGACCAGTTCGACAGCGTCAGTGACCTGACCAGCGCTGCGAACGCTTATTTCGAGGCGTTCTACAGCAAGGAAGAGCAGGCGGCCGCCAAGACGGCTCAGTTCGCCAAGGTGTTCGACAGCCTCGGCATGGCGATGCCGGCGAGCCTTGCCGGTTTCCGCGAGCTCGTCGAGGCACAGGATCTCAACACCGCCGCGGGGCAGTCGGCTTACGGCACGCTGCTCAAGCTCGCGCCGGCGTTCGCCGACCTGCAGTCCGCGATGGAGGGCGCCCGGAGTACGGCCGATATCGCAGCCGAACGTCAGGACCTCGAGCGTAAGCTGCTCGAATTGAAGGGCGACACCGCAACGCTCCGCGCCATCGACCTTGCCAAGCTCGACGTCAGCAATCGCGCCTTGCAGCAGCAGATCTGGGCGATCCAGGATGCCCAAGAAGCGGCCAAGGCTGCCGAGGCGCTGCGCGACGCTTGGACGTCGGTCGGTGACGGTCTCATGGACGAGGTGAAGCGCATTCGCGGGTTGACCGGCGCAGGCAACGACAACGGCTTTGCCGCTCTGCAGGGGCAGTTCAACGCGGCCAACACCGCCGCCCGTGGCGGTGATCAGGATGCGGCGAAGACCCTGCCGGCGCTCAGTCAGGCGCTGCTGACGGCCGCAGCCGAGCAGGCGACCAGCCGGCAGGAACTGGAACGCGTGCGCGCCATGACCGCTGCCAGCCTTGAGGCAACCTATGGCGTGATCAGCGCGCTCGGCAACGGCACCACCGCGCCGACCGCCGAGCAGATGACCAGCCGGCAGGAACTCGACCGGGTGCAGGCCATGAACAACGCCAACCGCCAGGCCGCCTATGGCGTTGTCAGCGCGCTGGCTGGCGGGACCGCCGCGTCGGGCGCGACCGCCACGCCGATCGATACGATGATCACGGCAGCCGGCGCCGCAACCGGCAAGGCGCCCGCCCCGGCCAACGATGATCAGATCGTCAGCGCCATCGAGGCGTTGCAGGAAGAGGTCGCCGGCCTGCGCCGTGAAAATGGTTCTGCGCAGTCCGAGATCGCTCGCAACACCAAGGGAATCGATCGCAAGCTCGACGATGTCACAGCGGATCATAACGGCATGGCGTTCAGCATTGGGAATGCCGCCTGATGAAGGTCGTCACCGCCTCGGGCGCGATCGAGCTCGGCACCGTCGGGACGGCGCCAACAATCGGCGTCATAGACTACAGCCGGCGGGTCACCGACGAATTCGGGGTGACCACGGTTGTGCAGCGCGGTTTCGCGCGTCGCATGACCGTGCGTCTCGCCGTGCCGTTCGATGACGTCGACACGATCCAGCGCCAGCTCGCCGAGCTTCGTGCCACCTCGGCGACGTGGATCGCCGATGATCGCTTCGGCAGCCTATCCGTCCGCGGGTTCTACAAGGAATTCGAGGTCGACCATGCGACCGCGCCGCTCAGCTATTGCACGCTGACGGTTGAGGGGATGACCGGCGAGGAAGCGTTTACGGACGACGGCTCTGATCCGGCCCCGGTTGGTCAGGCGTCCAGCCTTCAGCTGCTCCAGCCGATCGCGATCACAGACGCCGTCCTGACATCGAGCAGCGTCGCCGAAGATGACGCCATCGAGTGGACCGCGGCTGGCGGCTACGCCTTGGGGCAGCGCGTCATGCGGCGTTCGACGCACCGCGTCTGGGAAAGCCTGCTCGAGCGGAACGTCGGCCATGACCCGGCGACAACGACAGGCGCATGGCTCGACGTCGGACCGACAAACCGCTGGGCGATGTTCGACCAGGCGCTAGGATCCGTCACCACCGACGAGGCGCCGATCGTGGTCACGCTGCGCCCCGACCCCGCGGCGTCCGGCCTTGCGATCCTCGATTGCAACGCTGCGACCGTCCGCGTTCAGGCGCCCGGATATGACCGCACTGTCGCGCCGTCGGGCGGCTCCGGCGCTGCGCTGTTCCTTGATCTATCGCTGGCGGCCGGCGCCAGCATCACGGTAACGCTGACGCCGTTCGGCAAGGCTGCGACGCGTGTCGTCTGGGACGATGGTTTCGCATGGGACGACTCGGTCTCGTGGCAGGACACGGTCGCTGGGACCGCCACGGTGGAACCGCCAACCTGGTCAGATGGCGAAGGCGTGAGCGACACCACAGAGTGGCAAGACAGCCGCGGTGGCGATGGTACCGTATTCGTCGGTACCCTGCTGCTCGGCATATTGCGGCCACTCGGCATCACCGAGGGTTCAGCGACGTCGGGCATCACCGACTACAGTCGGCGCGAGACCGACGAGTTCGGCGAGACGATGATCGTCCCCCGCGCCTGGGCGAAGCGGATGGCAGGCAAGGCACTGATCCGGACTGACGCGGTCGACCAGGTCGTCGGGCGGATCGCAGCCGTCCGCGCAGTCCCGTCGCTGTGGCTTGGCGACGCCGGCGTCGACAGCCTTATCGTCTACGGCTTTTTCAAAGACTTCAGCGTCGAGGTCGGTGAGACGCTGAGCAAGCTGACGTTGTCGATCGAGGGCTTCAGCGAAGCAAAGACCCCGGCGCCACTGACGATCCCTTGGGAGAATGTCAGCGGCACGAAGCCGACCGAGAACGCCGACAACACCGGTGAGAACACGTCGAAGGACACCGGCGCCGTTGCTGGGGTGCCGGCGACGCAGGTCATTGCTGATGCGGCCTCGGTAAAGCATCGAAACGACATCCTCGAGAATATTACGATCCCCGCGATCAACAGCGCGGTGGCGGCGGCCAACGCCCTGATCAAAACGGCCGGGGCGAAGGCAGATGCGGCACTCGCCGACCTGAATGCCAAGCTGCTCTCCGCCGGGATCGCTCTTGATGGGTCATTGGCGAGCGCCGATAGCAAACTGGGAGCGGCTCGCGTCGCGGCCGATCTGGCTGTCAGCCGTGCAAATACCCGCATCGATGCGGCAATGACCGACCTCAACGCCGAAGCGAACCGGGCGCAGGGCAAGGACGAGCTGCTCGAACGCCGCATCGACAGCCTGACGGTCGTCACCAACAAGAACGACGGTGAGGTCCGCGCGCTGATCGAGACGGAGCGGCTGGTCCGCACCGATGACGTCCGCGCGATCGCGCAGCGTATCGACAGCGTCGTCACCGATTACACGAGCCGGGACAGCGTCACCAACACGCGGATCACGACGCAGGTCACCGCTTTGTCCGCGGCCGACCGGGCATTGGGTGAGCGGATCGACACCGTCACCACCGAGTTCAAGGCGGCAGACTCGGCGACCAGCACGCGGATCATGGACTCGGTTGCCGCTTTGTCCGCTGCTGACGAGGCGATCGGCAAGCGCGTCGATTCCATCGTGACGGACGTCACCACCAAGGACACCGCCACCCGGGCCGAGATCAGCCGGGTCGAGCTGGCCTCGTCGACCCGCGATACCGCCCTTGGGCAGCGCATCGACACCGTCGTGACGGACTATACGGGCCGCGACAGCGCAACCAACACGCGCATCACGACCCAGGTCACGGCCCTGTCGGCTGCGGACACGGCGCTAGGGGAGCGCATCGACACCGTCACGACCGACTTCAAGGCGGCCGACACCGCAACGAGCACCCGGATCACGCAATCTGTCACGGCCTTGTCCAATGCTGACACCGCGCTCGGGCAGCGGATCGACACGATCACCACCGATTATAAGGCGGCTGACTCCGCCACCAGCACGAGGATCACCACTGCGGTTGCGGCGCTTAGCGATGCCGACAGCGCGATCGGGCAGCGGATCGACACAATCACGACCGACTATGTCGGCCGCGACACCAGAACGAACGCTCGCGTCGATCAAACGGCAAGCGCAATGACTGAGGCGGATCGCGCCCTTGGCGCTCGCATCGAGACAGTCCAAGCGTCTTTCACGTCGGGCGGCGGCAACCTGCTAGTGGGCACTGATTTCATCACGCTCGATGGCTGGACCTATAACCAGTATAACCCGTCCGGCACCTTATCCGCACCAAACCGCGGGATTGATGTGGAGGGTTCAAGCTATCATCCGCTCGGTGAGCACACATTAGGCATGTATCAGCCCGGGCGGGTTGGCGACTCGACGTATCTGGAGTGGCTTAGCGACCCCTTCGCGGTGACGCCCGGCGAATACCTTCAATTTTCCGCATTTTGTCTTGCACACCGCGCTAGCGTCAAGATCGCCCTCGTCTGGTTGAATGCTGCCGGCGCTGCGATGTTCGCCGTCGACGCTGGCGACGTGTCCACGCCTGAAGCTCTCGGCAACAATCCCGAGAATTACACACAGCACGGAATGAAAAGCGTCCAGGTGCCGAGCAATGCTGTCGGTGCTTATCTTATCATGCGCAAGAACGACACCAAGGCCGGCGCCAATCCTAACGACAGCTATGCATGGTTTTGGCGTCCTTCGGTCAGTATTGCCCGCGCAGGTCAGCTGGCGTGGGCCCCATACAGCCCCGGCAGCGGGCGGGCTGCGCAGGTCGCCAGCACGGCGCGGGTAAAGGAGGCAACCGACGCGCTGGCGCAGGCGAGTTTGGCTTTAGGTAGCAGGTCGACAAGCCTCGAAGCGCAAATGTCCCGGCAGGCTCCGAGCGCACTGAACACGTTTACAGACGATGTAAACAACCGCCTGACGCGGATTGATCAGTTTGTGAATGCGCGCATTAACACCACTGAGGACGTGCTCGCGGACCTCCCAAACCAATATGCTACTGCGCAACGCGTAAGCATCCTAGAAGCGCAGGTGTCGGGCTCCGGCGGCGATCTGACGGCAAAGATCGACGAGCGGCTCACCGTTGTCGTCGATCCGAAGATCGGGGCAGTTGCTCAAAGCGTTAGCGATCTTCGCAGCGCGTATAACGGTACCGCAGCGACAGTTTCACAGCAGGCCGGCACCCTCGCGGACGTCAAGGGACGCACGGCCGCCTACTGGCGCACCACGGCGGTAGCTGGAGACAACCGCGCGCAGATCACGATCAGCGCCGATGCAAATGCTGGCGCTGGCGTCGACATCATCGGCGACGTGTCGATCAACGGCAATCTGCTGGTGTCCGGGTCGGTGGTAACCGATCGCATCGCTTTGAATGGCGTGACCAACACAGTCGCGATCGCCGGCATGAGCGGCGGCGTAAGCCCCGAAGACACGGGTGAAACCGGGCGGGTTTATATCACCAGCACCGGCGGCACGATGAAGGTCGACGTACAGGCCGACGGCACTCGGACCGCTGGCTCCGGCAACATGCGAGCGCAGCTATTCGCGGCATACAACGGAACTGAGCTGGCCCTCTCGCGCGAGGTGGCTTTCACGCCATCAAATACAGCGGTTCCTGTCGGCTTCTTCCAAATCATCCAATTCCCGGCGGGGACCGCAGTGCAGTTTTTCCTCCGCTTTTTCGTCACCACCACAAACACGACGTGGACCTATACCAGTGCCGCAATCGCGGTGACTGAGTTCAAGCGCTAGTCCCGGAGCTTCATCATGGAACATTGGATCATCTACGACCTAGCGTCCGGTGAGGAGCTCTGGCGTGGCGGCGGGTCAGTTGGATCTGCCGCGCAGCAGCAATTCTCTGAAGGCATGGGCATGGTCATGGTGCCGGCGCAGGTCGTGCGTGCGCCTACCCTCGATCTCGACGCCCTGCGCGCAGCAAGCGCCGTAAAGATCGATGACGAAGCCGAACTCATCCGCCAGCGCATTCTAACGCCCGGCGCCGGGCAGGCCATGACGTATCAGCGTAAGGAAGCGGAAGCGCGCGCATGGTCCGTGGACAACGACACCACCACGCCGTTCCTCACTGCAGAGGCTGGCGCGCGCGGAATGACGATCGCAGACCTTGCGGCCGAGATCATCGAGCTTGCCGACGCTTGGGTGGCGATCGGCGCCGCGATCGAGGGGCTGCGCATGGGAGCCAAGGCCGCGGTCGGGCGCGCGGGAAACCTCGGCGCGATCGTCGCGGCCGGCAAAGTCGATTGGAGTATCCTCAATGGCACGCAAAGCTGAACCAAGGTCTCCCCTCCTCGTGAAGACGAAGGACGGCTTCAGGATCATCGGATCCTTCACTGTCCCGGGTAACCTGATCATTCCAAGTCCGGCAGCGAGCTTGGGCAATGCATGAGCGCTTCTGGCTCGGGTTGCGACAGCTGCTCGTCGCGGTTGACCAGCTCGCCTACATCCTGATCGCCGTGCCGATCTACGTGGCTGTTGGCGGGCCAACCCCTTCGGCTGATGAGACGATCTCCAGCCGCGTCGGCCGCGCTGCGATCAAGGGTCACCGCTGGGGCCTCGTGCTCGAGGTGGTGATCGATCGACTGTTCGTGCTGCTCGGCTCTGAACCGGACCACTGCCGGCGCAACGTTGAGAGCGCCTTCCTCGGCTGCGCGCCGAAACCCTGAGGACAGATCCATGAGCAAGACAAGCTTCGCAACCCAAGCGGTCGCGGAAAGGAAAGACGCATGACCGGACTACGGGTAGTCAACATCCTCATCTGGGGCGTTTTGCTTATCTATGCCGTGCCCGGTGCATGGGGCGCTGTGTCAGGCAACGGGACGCGCCGCGGTGACCCGATGCGCCTCGCGTGCGTCGCGACGGCCTTCGTCATGATAGGGTTCTGCGCCCGCTGGCTGCTGGCGCCCGAGAACGTGATGCTCTGGCAGGCTTTGTATGTCCTGAGCGGAGCGACGGGCATGTACATTATCCGCGTAGCATGGGCGTATGGCCGTGGTCCTCGGGTTTAGTCTCGCAGCTGCAGCGGCCAAGGCCGTTCCAGTCAGCACTGGCTTCACCTGGACGACTGCTGCGGTCGGGTTGCTCAACCTGCTCGTCGGCGGCGTCCTTGTGGCAATCATCAAAAGCCGCCCAGCTCTGAAGAAGATCGCGAACGAGCGAGAGGCGAATCTTTTGAACGAGCGCGCGGAAGAGATGGAAGCGATGCGCCAGCGGATCGCCAAGCTCGAAAAAAAGGGTGAGTTTAAGGAGGCGCTGCATCAGGCAGAGCGCGCGGTCGATCGGCACCGCATCAACAATCTCGATCAGTGCCTGACCGCTTTCCTGATGATGGTAAAAAAGAACCCGGACGATGCAGCGACGGCTGCAGCGATGATCGAAGAGATGCGAGCTCAGCAGATAGCCCGTGAGAAACAAGAGGCTGGAGCAATCCATGCTGCTGCGATCGCCGCCACTAAGCCAGGAGCACCCGAATGAGCGACGTTGACCGCCACTGGCGCTATGTCATCGCCCTTACCCTGATCGTCGGATACATCGGGCTCGCGACGATATCGTTCTTCCATCAGGTTCCGGCGAACAACACTCGCTTTGTTGATGGCTTCTTCACCGGCCTGGGCCCGATTGTCGGCGCGGCCGTCGCGGCGGTGCTGAACGTTGGCAAAGGCGCGAGTGCCCAACAAGACGCCAACCTGGCGACGGCGCTCGACAAGTTGCCACCACAGACCATCGGCACCGGCCCGGCAACGCCGGCAGAATAACGGCCCGCCCCCAGGGTCAGCCAAGGGCGAGCCGGCCAAGACACTCTTGGGGATATGCCCGGCGACCTGAGAACGCCGCGAGCTGGTCGTCGGTTGCAAGGTAACGGCCCGCCCAACCGGGAGAGGTCATGGCGGGCCGACCGGGCAAGGTTAAGAAACCCGGCCCGTCGATAACAGCCAACCTCGCCAATAGCTTCACATCGAAGGAAATAATCATGACGACGGCATCAGAGCCGGCGTGAGAGGCTTCCAGTGTCAGGCAGTCAAACCGTCGCTCCGTACTCCCTGCTCGTCGTAGCTGGGGCGGCATCGTGACGAGCAGGGAACCCTTCACGGGGAGGCAGAGCCTCGTCTGCAAAATGCCTAATTGTAGTTAATATTTTGTTAACGGCCCGCATCAGCGACAAGGGGAAAAGCGCGAGGCGGGCCGGCCGGAGCTTTGAAAAACCCTCTGGCGCAATCTGAACAGCGCCAAAGTCGAAAACGCCTCACCATTGTAAGGAATTAAGCATGACGACGGCATTAGAGCCGGCGTGGCTTTGCCATGCCCGGTCGCTTCTTGGCACCCACGAAATAGTCGGTCGCACGCACAACAATGCCCTGATCGCGTTTCTCAACACGGCGCGCAAATGGAACGGCGTGATCTGGAAAGATGACGAGATGCCGTGGTGCGGTGGCTTTGTCGCGGCATGCCTCGTCGCGGTCGGCGTCGAGCCCGTCAGGATCGCGGCGCGTGCGAAAAGCTGGGCGTCCTGGGGTAGCAAACTGCGGCCCGAGCGGCTTGCTCCCGGTGCGGTCCTCGTCTTCGATCGCCCAGGCGGCGGGCATGTCGGCTTCTATGTCGGCGAAGATGAGTCCGCATATCATGTGCTCGGCGGAAACCAGGGCAACGCTGTCACGGTCACGCGCATCGCAAAATCGCGTCTGACCGCCTCGCGCTGGCCCGCTGGCGTGCCCGTCATCGGTGGCGCCGTGAAAATGAAGACGATCGCGGGCGTGCCCTTTTCGTCGAACGAAGCATGACCTGGGCGGCGGGCTTCGCCCTGCTGCGGCGCTTGTGGTGGTCAGTGCCTATGGCTGGCCTGCTCATCGGCCTGCTGCTGACGCGAGCACGTGCCGATGACCTTGAGACAACGCTGAAGGCCGAGCGAACGGCGTGGAGCGCCGAGATCGCGAAGGCCGAGCAGCTGCGCGCCGCGGCGGAAACGCGGTTCGCCGTCCAGCAAACCACGGCGTTCACGACCTTCGCCGACCGCCTCGCGCAT